AAGGTTGATGATATCCTGTTTTCTTTTTTACAGGCGGTTGTTTTGCTTTTGTATTTGTATATCCTTTTCGTAGATTAGCAGGGTTCATATGAGTATGAGCCGCACTTCTAGGATTCTTCTTGCCTTTTAATTTTCCAGCCATTTAATTCTCCTTAACATTTCCATCGTTTACGAGCTTGTCTTAGTCTTGAATTTGGGTCTTTAGCTGCTTTAGGAAACTTTTTAGCTTGTCCTGCAGACCTAGCACAGAATGACTTACGTCTCCCTGCATCTTTAGAACCTTTCTTAACTTTCCCTGTTACTGCTGTTTTAAGCTTAGAACCTGGATTAGCTCTTCTATAAGCAGCTACTCCTTTCTTAGTCATACCTGCACCAGATTTAGTCTTTCTAAAATTACCTGACTTAACAGATGTTTTAATTGGTTTACATTTAGTACAAGCCATTCTAATCTCCTATATCTTTATAGCCACTAGAATTAATAGCTATAAAAATATCCCCTCGAATGAGGGGAATATTCATTATGCAGGAACTACTAGTCCAAATGCAGAATCTGGTCTTAACGCTTGTACACCATAGATTGTATCTGAAGTGTAAAGTGTTGACAAGTAATCTTGCTTGTATTGAACTTGAGAACGAACACCTAATTGCTCTACTAAAACAGCTGCGTCTTTTTGACCCATGAGACATACTCTGTCTCCTGCTGTTGTTGTATCAGCATTAGAAGTAACATATACAGGAATACCATATAAGTTACCAATTTGACCATTACGGATTGTGTTAGCAGATGCTGCTTCACCAACAAAGTCCATAGCTGTATATCGGTCTAGACCCATTAAAGTGTTTCTAGCTGAAGGAGGAACTAAGAAGAACCTTCCTGAAGTAGGAACATCTTGGTCATCAAGTTTCTGAATAACGTTTCTAATTGCAATGTCAGTTAACGCACCAGCGTTAGAACCATCATACAATGTAGTACCATCAGTACCTGTAAAACCTGCGTCATAATCAGCAGTACCATCACCAGCATTCATTACTCGACCTAATTGAACCATGTCAGTATCCACTTGTTTTGCAAGTGCATAACCAGCATCGTCTGTATAGAATCTACGCATTGAAGCTAGAGCTTGTACTTCTGTAATATCCTCAATGAAACGAGAATATTCATAGTGTTTATCAATGTTTACTAATACTTCTGTTTCTGTATCAGCAATCAATGTTACTGGTGCTTCAGATGCTTTCACTGAAGCGTTGCCTCTTGTTGGTTTAGGGATATGGATTACATCTCCTTTTTTACCTTTGAAAGACATTTTTTTGAATACATTAGCCGCTACTAAATTACTTTTATACGCTGCGATGACCTCGTCGGACCAAATCTCAGGTATAAAAACGGCTGCGGTCGTATTCGTGACCTGGGGGGTTGGATATGCCATTTTAATTTCCTCTCTATATTGTTTTTAAATGACTCGCCCTTCTTGATACGCTAACATTATCTCATCAGATAATGCATCGTATTTTTCTGGGTCTGTCTGCATAAGTTTAATAATATCGCTTCTTCGATATTTCTTTTTAGAAACAGGTTCGTTATTTCCTTTACTTCCAATACTAGCTGCTTTGAGTTGATTATCTTTATCTATTTTACTAGTTTCTGCAACCTTAGCTACTCGTTCTTTTTTATCAGACCAGTTACCAAGTAATTCTTTTGCAGCATCATAATCAAAATCAACTTCAGCTCTATTGTATAGTTCAGAGCGAACTCTAGAGCCTTTAATCCATTCAGCGAAATCAGGGTCTTGAACAGTCTTCTCTAAATCAGGATACTCAGCATTCAGTCTAGTTAATGTAGCAGTACGCTTCATATCTTTAGCTGCCTTCTGTGCTTCCTGTATAGCAGGATGACTATCAATTCTCTTATCTACATTCTGAGCTGGATTCTCATAAAACTCTTCTGTTGATACAGGTGCTTCTGTAGTCTGTGATGCTTTCGATGTTTGTGTAGAAATGAAATCATCAACTACCTTTCTAAGTTCACCCACTTCAGAGCCTTGTTTACCAATAAGCTTTTCAGCTTGTTGATGCATTTCTGCAATCTCTTTAGCAGACTTACCTTTATACTTCTCAGGTAATCCATCATCTTCCGTAGCTTCTTTTTCCTCAACTACTTCTTCCGTTACAGTTTCTTCTTTAACAGGTGTTAGCTCTTTTTCAAGTTTAGCCTCTGGTAAATCAGTTTCTACTGCGACATCTGCTGCTGGAACTTCTACTACTTCTTCTACTTCATCTATTATATCAGCCATATTATTTCTCCTGTGCATTTAAGCATTATAGGGAGATAACTAAGGAGACTAACCCTTATTTACCTCTGGTTAAAGTTATTGTCCATGTTGTTTATTCAGAGCATGGTGCTTCTTCGCCCATTTTGCGTGAGCATCGGGGAAGTCGCCAGATACACCTTCTAACTTTATGGTAGGAGTACTAATAAGTTTCTTAGACTCTTTACCACAAGTTGGGCAATCTGTTGTTGTAGTGTATTCAATGATTTTATCAAATACTCCACAATCCTTACATTCAAAATCAAACAGAATCTTCATTTTCCAAATCCTTGTGTGCTTGTTCTGAAACATCCTTTAGATTGATTAACCAGTTCATGATTCTTAATTCACCTTTACGAGCAAATAAAGTTTTCTCATCCTGTATATCTTCAATCTTAATACTATTTCTAATCTTTTCTACATCTTCTACTAAATCTTTCCATCCTTTAGTAGTAAACATTGTAAATCTTGCTTCATAGTACTCTTGTAATTCTTTGTTCATTATATCTACCTTATCTATTAGCTACATACATCGTAACTTCAAAACCAAATCTCATTTCTGTTGCTTCTGGTTTAGTCCATTTCATATTTATTCTCCTAAGTTTAAGTTAAAAGAACAAGTTCAGATGAGAGCTATGCAAGTCATCTTTGATGTTACCATGCTAAGCCTGTTTAAGTTTTACTTTATCAACAGGTTTCTGTTTCATTTGCATTCTTACAATTTCTCTATTATCAATCATATCTGCTTTCTTAATGTTCAAAGCTTCTTGTTTAAGCATAAGTTCTGCTACTTCTTTTCTACGCTTAAATTCCATTTCAGCTTCATCTGCTTCACTAGGTAAGTTATTAGCTAATGATGTCATAAGTTTAGCTTGTACTTCCTTAGGCAACATCTGAGCTTCAACTTGAGCTTTTTGAGCTTGAGCCATGTTCTCTTGTGCTTCAGCTTGATTAAGTCCAATCTCTGCTTGTGCTTGACCCATTTGAATCTGTGATACTTGAGCTGCTTGTTGTTTCTGAGCTTCCATACCTTGTTGTAATGTTTCAATCATTTGAGCTCTATTTTCCATACTAGAGTTCTCAATAATACCTTCTAGTAATATTGGAACTACAGGACTATTTGGTCCTAATGTTTTCAATAGATTTAAGTATTGTAACTGTTCTACTTCTTTAGCTAGATTACCTAAAGATGAATTAGCTACAAACTTGTAATCTGCAACAGGGAACTCTTCAGGTGAGAACTGCATAAATCTATGTGCTACTTTAGTAATGAAAGGAACCAAGAAGTTATCTTGGAAGTTCACTAATGTTCTCTTATTCTTCTTCAAGACTGTAGCTAATGCTACTGATAAATCTCCACCTTGTGCAGCTTTAACATCATCTTGTGTACTCATTGTATTAGTAGCTTGTAATAACATTTTTTGGAACATTGCTGCTGTTTCTAAATTACTTGCATCTGTAGTTCCAAACTGGAATGGTTGTAATACTTCTCTAGGGTCTCCATTAGTTAGAATAGTTTTGCCTGGTCTAACTTCAAACTTAGCTCCTCTAGGAAGTCTTGTTGCATCCATGCCCATCATTGGTGCAGTAGTTAAAGCTAATGAATCTAAATGAGCTCTAAGCTGTGCATCAATAGCTCTTTGCATATTGTAACCTTTCTCTGCAATACCTCTACCCCAGAATCTCTTAGGTACAGTATCATCTTGATATGCTACAATAGGTCTATCTTTTAACATGTATGGATTAGCTTCAGCTTTCAATAATATGTTATCATTACCTATAACAACAATAGCTTCTACTAATTCACCATATTCTTCTAAAATATTAGAAGTTCCTTCATATACTTCACCAGTTTCTGGATTATCAAGTAATTTCTGAGGAACTAGCCCATAATACCTTACAATCTTAACTTTATCTTGGTCATAGTCTTCATCTATCCAAGATTCTTCAATATCACTTTCAGCTGGAGCTACACCACCTAAGTCTGCTTTAAGATAGACTCCATCTTCCATATTCTTAGCTACTAAGTGTGCAGATACAAATTCTTCGACTGCACAACCCATTGCATCTTTAATACCATTAGCATTAGGGTCAATAAGGAAGTTCTGAGGACTAATAGGGTTTAAATATACTCTAACCTTGTCTTTAGACTTTGTCCCGACCGCCACAGAATCTACTTCTTCCATAACTTCTGTTGCAGGTACATAATCTTTTGTCTGTTCTACAACTACTTCACCAATTCCTGTTCCATATATTGATGCTAATAGTATAACTTCTCCAACTGCTGACCTTAATCCTGTTTGTTTAAAACATTGCTTCATATAAGATTGCATATAATCAATATCTTTAGCATCTCTATCCATGAAGTCATCATCAATAGTGAATAAGTCATCTCCATTACCAAATACACCTTCTTCAATCTCTGATGCATGGTTTTCAATAGCTTCCTGTAATACAGGAGATACTATACGACTTCTTTCTGATTCTCTAAGTCTATCCTCAGCTCTCCATACACCTCTCCAGAGTGCTTCATATTCCATCCAGTTATCTAGATAGTTTTCATCCCTAGAATCTCTCCAGTCTTCTATGTGCCCTTGCAACCATGTAACAAGTTTATTTGCTGGTTGTTGCTGTGGGTTATTCGTTTGGTAATCTGCCATTCTGTCTCCTAGTAACCTGACACTACATCAAGTGATTGGTATTCTTCTTCTATATCAGTATCAAATACTACCTCTGTCTGTGCAATCTGTTGTATGTATGCTAAACTATCAACCAAGTCATCATGCATCTGTGCATTAGGGAAGTTTACTAATTGGTCTACAAATTCTTTGTTCCAATCTCCTCTTTGCAATATTATCTGTCTATTCTCAAATATACCTTGTAAAGACCAAATAATTCTTTCTGATTTCTTTCTATTACCATGATTTAAGTCTTCTATCCTAAAGTACATGTTATTCTGTTTCATTAAATCATTTAAATAAGGTGCTGCTGCATTTTTAAGTGAACCTTTCTCAATTCCTATCTTAGATGGCATATAATCTCTTACTGCATTAAAGATTTCACTACATGTTTCTTTAATATCCCATCTACCATGCCTTATTTCACTTACCCACCAACCATCTTGGTGTACTTTGACTATGGAAATAGAAGTCTCATCCAGTTTACGATTCTTGTTACCTGCCGTTTTATCCACTCCCACGAATCCTGCCAAATCGACTGCAATGTAGTACTTACCATCTTGAGGTTCTTCATCTTCATCTCCGTATTCTATCCATTCTTCTTTAAATATGTCCCTAGAAGCTGCTTCAAAACTTGCTAAGAACTCTTGTCTAAATGCAAAACTACTCATAGACTTCTTAGCAGCTTCAATCTCTGATTCAGGTATTAATGGGTTATCATAACTACTATAATGAAATGATGCCCAATCTTTATCTTCATCTTTCTCTGCATATTCCCATAAATCGTGAAAATGGTTACGACCTTTTGGTGTTCCTATGAACAATGCTTTACCTTGTACATCTGCTAATGCTGGTCTTAGAATCTGTTCCCATACATTAGGCTTAATATCTGCGTATTCATCAATTACTAAGAAGGATAAACCTACTCCACGAAGTGTATCTGGTCTATCTGCTCCTTTTAAGTATATCTTCCGACCGTTGACTAGTGTTAATACACTAGTATTCTCATGTGCAGCTGATATAACATCTTTACCTAAGTCTTTTAACACTCCCCACATAATATCTTTTGCTTGTTGGAATGTTGGTGCTACATAAAATACATCTTTACTATTACTTTGTAGTGCTTCTATTAGTAATAACCAAGCAGCTAACCTAGATTTACCAAACCTACGACCAGCAGCAACAATTCTAAATCTGTGTGGGTCGTCAAATACTTCTCGTTGCTTGTCATGCAACTTTACCTGTAACTGTGTCATTA